TCCTCCAATATATCAATCATTTCCCTTTTGGCATCCTCTAAGGATTCTGCTTGCATAAAATTCATGTGGCCATCAATCACTGACTGCCATCCTATCTCTTCGCCACAATAAACAATGCTTCCTACGGTGATACCGCCATAATAGGCAACGATGTCTATTTGCTTTTCCCAGTCATCTTGTTCTGGGACAACTTCTTTCCACTTCATTGTACACATACCATCACACTCCCTCCGGCTTTTCACACCGCTCAAACTCGATAATCCACACATAGGGGTTTGCATCCCAACCATAACGATCAATGTCGGATTTTTTAATGGTGCTGTTCCAAATCCCTATAAACGATGTAATTGTCATGTTTTCATCAAGTCCTCCATTTGTGTGGATATACTTATCTGCTCCTTCTGCCAACGCACTTTCTGCGCTGATCTCCTGCAACCGCTCCACTCTCACATCCGTAACCTTCAGCCAGATACGCGCTGCTTCTTTCGGCATGCGGATGGATGGTTTCCACTTTGTAACATCGGCAATGTCATTCCTTTGCCAATCTTCGTAGTAATAGTATCCGTTCGGCGCCTTTTTCCATGTTTCCCGGACATAAAGAATATCGCCCGGCTGATATGGAGCTTTGTATGCAGTATTTATCAGTTCTATATCTGTCATATCGCAATATGGTTTGAACATGAGTTTCTTTTCTTTCAAGAATTTTTCAGGTGCTCCATTTTTGCATTTATCCGGCAACATCCCTATGAGCTGTTGTGGTTTCACAATTTTTCTGGTGCAACTCTTTCTACCTTCCAGAATCGCCCGAACCATCTCGGCATTGAATAAAATCGCTTTTATTGCCATCTTTATCACCACTCCTTTACAACCTGTATCACTATCTCATATGAAAGAATTGGAATATACGGAAAATAAAGTAAACAATAATAGCTGCTGAAACTACCACTTTAGTATTTTGATCCATAATTTTTTCTTCTTTCCCTTTTAAAATAAATTCTTATTTTCCCCTCAACAAGTAATTTACCAGATCACTCCATATTTGTCTTCCATAGGGCAGAAACTGCATGTGTTCTGGCATTCACCCATAAAATAATCCATACAATCGTCTACATCGTCTTTGTCGGAATAAGGACATTCATGATATTGATCGGTATGATTTCTCTCATAGTCACCAACTGTTTTCTATTCTCAATTGCCGACAGATCTAATTGCATCTACACCACCGCCACCGCTTTTAACAATCTCGATTGCTTCAGTGGTAATCATTTCTTCTGGTTTCCCATGAAGCCTAACGCCAGAATTATATTCTTTGCTTCGCTGCTTTAATTTATCCAC